AATATGTTGTCAGATAACATCGAAGGCTTTTATCAAATGGCAGGTCAGAGTTTAGAAACACTGATTGAAATGAGAGAACTACAACCAAAATTATAGGAGAACATTATGGATTGGTTACAAAATAAAACAACACAGTTTATTGCACTAGCTGGTATTATAGGAACACTAGCCGGATTTGGATATACTGGGGCAACCTATGTAAATAGGATTGAAAACTTAGAATCAAAAGCTCAACAAGCTAAAGAAACTGAGCAAGGAGTTGATGAGGTTATCAATAGAATTGAAGCGTTAGAAACTTCAGTAGAATATATAAATAAAACTATTGATGAAACTATCTTACTTAAAATTAATAACCTAGAATCTATCAAGTCCGATATGTCAGGCATGAAAGCTGATATCGAAAGTGTTAAGACTGATATAAAAATATTTAAAGAAGAGAATAAGAATCCTTTAGCAGGATAGTTACTTTAAAACATTTAACTCTCTTTGAAAATAATTATGTAAGTCTCCCATCTTTGACTTACCGTTACGGAGGATTGTTTTGATTACGTCTCTCTCATCAAGAGGGAATATCTCATCAACCATATCCTCCGGTAACATACTAAACTCTGTAACGATATCATTGTTACGTGTAAGAAGCACTTTAAAACTTACTAAGTTTGCTTCGTTCTTATTAACCATTATCACTCTCCAAGTTTGCAAAGGTTATCTTATCCTGTCTACCACGTAGTCCTGCTTTCATATAAGAAGTAGCACGACCTTCAAAGAAGTTCTGATGTTCAACACCCATCACTTCATCCAACCACCCAAGAGGATTCTCTCTCTGGTCATAGTTTGTTTTTAATCCTAGCTGGAGTAATCTTCTATCAGCTATATATCTATTATAAGCATACATGTCTTTCTTAGTAAGTCCTTCAAGGTCTCCCATGTCAAACACTAAGTCTAAGAACTTATCTTCTAGTTCTACCATCTGTCTACAGATTTCATATAACTCTTTCTTAAAATCATCTGTCCATATATCTAGGTTCTCTTGAATAAACTCTCTAAACAATTTAGTCATAGCTTCAACATGCATAGACTCATCACGTATAGAGTACGTAACTATCTGCCCCATACCTTTCATACGACCAAAGCGTGGGAAGTTTAACAAGATTGCAAAGCTACTAAACAACTGTAGTCCTTCTGTAAAGGCTGAATAGACTGCTAAAGTTTTTGCAATACTTTTCTTATCTGACTTAGTTGTTTTAATCTTATGTACGTACTCATGCTTGTCTGACATTTCTTCATACTCTGCAAAAGCTTTGTACTCTATCTCAGGCATACCAACTGTATCAAGTAACAAGCTGTATGCATGTTGATGGATAGATTCCATGTTAGCAAAAGAACCCATCATCATTCTAGCTTCTGGTTTTCTAAAGATACGCATATATCTATCAACGTAACCTGCACCGACATCTACATCTGATTGAGTAAACAATCTAAAGATTTGTGTTAGTAAGTTTTTTTCTTTAGGGTCCATCTCTTGCCAATCTTTTACATCTGTATGTAATGGAACTGACTCAGGCATCCAATGCATTTGATTTTGTAATACATAGTAATCAAACATCCATGCATGATCGAAAGGTTTGTAGTAATTTCTTGTATCTAATAAGCTCATTTGTTTTCCTCGTTAAATCTTTTAACTAAATATTTTAAATTTTCAATTACGTATCCTGCGTAATCTTTTGTTTTTGCGAATGGATTATTATTTTCATCACAATAATCTAACCACATCCGGCTGGTAAACCCTGCAAACTTCTGGCTAAATACATTATTAAATTCTGATTGTTTCATTTATCCCTCACATGCGATACATTCAGCATCGTCTAATTTAATACGTTGTACTTTAGTGTTTACGTTTTCTGCATTACGAGCAGCATTAGTTCTAAAGTAATATAAAGATTTAAGTTTGTTCATACCATACCAGTGAACATCATTGACGTATTGCATGTACTCATCGTGTACTTCCTGTGGCTCTGTAGCTGTAGGTATAGTAAAGAAAAGATTAACTGATTGTGCTTGACAAATAAACTCTTGTCGTTTAGCAGCGTGTTCTATAATCCATATCTGATCTATCTCATTAGCAGTCTTGAATATTTCTTTCTCATCATCTGTAAGAATATCAAGGTGCTGTACTGAACCCTCGTTACCTGCAATGTCTTTCCATAAAGCAGTAAGTTCATCTTTCTTTAATCCTTTATCTTTAAGTATATCTTCTAGGTATTTGTTTTTAACTTGGAAAGAACCTGAGAGAGTTTTGTGCGTATAAACGTTAGCCCTGTATGGCTCAATCGAAGGAGATGTACCACCACATATGATGCTAGAAGAAGCATTAGGAGCAACAGCGAGTAGATGAGCATTACGCCTACCACTACCACTGACATCAGGTGACTCACCACGTTCATCAGCAAGTCGTTCAGTTGCTCTAAGCGAATGTCTCTTAATGTGTTTAAATGCTTTGTAATTAAAGCCCGTAGCGAAGATACCCTCAAAAGGAATGCTGCGTGATTGGAGATACGAATGGAATCCCATCGCACCAAGACCCAACGACCTTTCTCGATAAGCTGAGTAGGCAGATTTAAGAAACCCTTCTTTGCCCGGCTTAATATGTTTTTGAAACCTTTTAAAATTTGCATTGTATTCTCCTAAGTTATTTGTATCAACAGCGTTATCAATGTAATGTTGTAATACATTGTCAAGCATAGTAATTAAATCATCAATGAACAAAGGGTTCTCACTCCACTCATCAAAGTATTCTAAGTTTACAGAAGATAAACAACATACTGCTGTTCTCTCTTCGTTAGTAGGTAAAGTAATCTCGGAACATAGATTGCTCTGTCTGATTTCTAATCCTAAATCTTTTTGTTCTTTAGGTAATGCTTCGTTACATGTATCTATATTAACCATGTATGGCTCACCTGTCTCTGCTCTAGCATTAATGATTTGCCACCACAAGTCTCTAGCATTTACAATCTTTGTAGGTTCGTGAGTCTTAGGGTCAATCAATCTAAAGTCTGCATCTTCTTGTACAGCTTTGAGAAACTCATTGGTAATGTTGATACCATTATGAAGATTAAGATTTTTCCTGTTGATATCACCACCAGATTCTTTACGCATGTTAATGAACTCTTCAATCTCCGGATGAGATATGTCCATGTAAGCAGCATAAGAACCACGTCTTGTTGTGCCTTGATTGAAGGCTAACATCTGAGAATCTACAACATGCATGAAAGGGATTGAACCAGTAGACTTACTACCGTGAGTAGTAGAAATACCATTACTCCTAATATCTCCCCAAAATCCACCAATACCTCCACCCGAACTTGCCAACCAAATATTCTCGTCATAGTGAGCAGATAAACCATCCCGACTATCAGGTACATAATTGAGGAAACAGCTAATAGGAAGACCACGACTTGTTCCCCCGTTGCTAAGTATAGGAGTGCTAAACATGAACCAACAAGAGGAACTGTAGTGATAAAGTCTTTGAGCCAATTCAAAATCTGTGTGACCTTTGTAGGTTGCTCCGAAGACGGATGCTCTGGCAAATGCTTCTTGGGCATGTGTTTCATTCTCCCATAAGTATCTATCCTTGAGAGTATCAAGGCTAAACTTATCTAATAGTTTTTCATTACTGTAATTAATTTTTATACCAAGATATTCCTTGATACCTACTTTATCATCTACCATTATGAGTTCTCTGTGTCGTGTACGTTAAGCATTATTATACCATAATGTAGTATTTTTAGCAAGTCTTTTCTGTTTTTTCCTTCTTTATTTCCGTATCGTTTTGCATACTTCATAATGTTACCAAGAGTAAACCCTTCACCATGTCCAGAGTCAATGATGATATCTGTAGCTTGGTACTTATCAGAAGCATAATGCTCACCATATGTACCGTCAATATATTCTTTTAGTTCTTGTATTAATTGTCCTTCATTAAATTTATAGTTCATCGTTTCTCCAATCATCAGGTAAAGTATCTTCACTATACCATCTAAAGTTATTTGTTTCAGCCCATTCAGCATGTGTTCTTTTTGTTCCATCTTTCCTAACCTTTGCTCCCGGCATAGGAGAGAAAGGCTTTTGAAATAAGAACACTAATTCTGTATAGCTTTTGTTTAATGCTTCTCGTATATGTATGTACTTACTATACTCTGCATAATCCCAAAACCTACCTTTTGCTTCTAGTAAGATTGTCTTACCTTCTATCTTCTTTACAAAGTCTGGTTCGTATTTATGTTTAACAACATACTTGATAACATCCCAATGATGTTTCCAATCTTTAAGAATAGTTTGATGCATATCAAATTCCCATGCACTATCATACCCTTTAGGTACGTTAATCTTTTTAGGTCTAGGTTTTCTTGGTACTCTTCTAGGCATTAAGTTCTCCAAGCGTTAGCTGTGGATTTCTTTTAACCTGTTTATAAAACCATCGTAAACTATATGCACTAAGAAGAAATCTATTGTTCGCAAAGATATGTGTTTGTTCTGGTAAGAACTCACTAAGATTATTTCTGTGTATCTTAGATGTATCTTCTCCATCTGGAACCATAGTTCTTAACCACTCTATGAGTAAGTCTTCTGCTCTACGTCTTAATTGTTTTGATCTTCTTCCACTCATATCTGTGTTACCTCTATAACTTTAGGTGGCTTGGGTGTTTGAGTTAAATATTTTAACCCATTAGAATATTTAAATACTCTTAAACCTTTACCTTCATTAGAATCTTTATGACATTCAAACTTGTGTCTGCAATATACACACTCTCTAGGTAGCTGCATGTTACCAGACTTACCATCTGGAATAGGGCTGTAACATAGATCAGGTGGTGTTGCTAACCTCACAGCCTTCTTAATATCTGTAATCTTTTTCTTGATGTTAGGCTTGTCAAAGTTATCAGGTCTGTACAACGCTAACTCACCAGACTCTTTATTAAGAGCAAGGAATCCACCTTTGTCTGTACCCTGTGCTTGTTCATACCCTGCAAGTTGAGCCATGTAACCAAACATATCGTTTTCTGCTAGAGTACCATCCTTGAATTTTTTAAAAGCAAATCCGGAAGCTGTCTTAATATCAACAACCTCTCCATCGATAACACAATCCATGTGTCCTTTGATTCCAGATACTTTGATTTCTTTTTGTTCATCAGTAACTGTATGTCCAGATAGCTTGATAAGAAATATAACTATCTCTTCAAGTAAATGTCCATATAAAAACTTAATGAATAAAGAAGGTGGCATCCTTTCTGGAGTACCTTCTGACTTCATATCAAACCATAGCTGTCGTGACTTCCTACCTATGTTAGACATCCGCAAAGTTGCATCACCTCTTGGTTCAGGGTGAGACCACTTGTAAAGTATCTCTTTCATAGACTCACCAAACTGATCGATAGTCTCTGGGTCTAGATCAATGTGCTCACCATCAGCAAGTACACCTATCTTATTATATATATCTTCTACTAATGTGTCAAGAGTTTTTGTTTTATTTGTCATACTTTATTCCTTTTTCATCATATAACTTTTTATAAAAGTTACCAACTTTTAGTATCTGATCTGGTGTTGCTTGATTTTTTATAGAGTTTGCCATATGTGAAACCATAATAACATTTCCTTTTTCATATCCTTTGGTATTATCAATACGATCTAAACTCGGTGAGTTGTACCAGTCTTGTGAACCAATAATTAATTCTATTCCTAAGATTGGACAACGAGTAACTGCAATTTCTTTTATGTCTTCTTTTGTTAAAGAAACCTTTGCATTTTTTTTTGCTGATCTTTTAGTTGCATCCCTTAATAAAATTCTTAAATGTTCTTTACCACCTATAACATGTCTTTCTTTATTAGCCATTCTTAATTGGCAAGGTCTACACTCTGTTCGATATGATGGTTTTTTTGTATCTTTGCGTAAGTAAAAATCAGATATTGGTTTTTCTGCTTTACATATACGACATGTTCTTTTTTCAAAAAGCTCTGGTTGTTTAGTGTGTATCACTCCAATTACCTCCTACTTTATATTCGCCATCCATTGGACAGCGTAGATTAAAATGTTCACCTGCTTCTATAATACTTTTTACTGCTAACTCTCCAACAAAATCTGCTTGAGATTCTTTGACTTCTATCTGCCATTCATCGTGGATGTTAGCAACAAATCTATAATCAATTGTATTAAGTCTTAACAAACTATCTAAGTTGACTAATGCTTTCTTCATTAAGATTGCACCTGCTCCTTGAAGGAGTGTGTTCAAAGCTGAGTGTTTGTTTCGTATGTATAGCTTCCTACCATCTAATCCTTTGAGGTAATTTTTTGAAGCTGCTCTGTCAACTCGTTCCTTAAGAGACTTGTATGTTGGGAGACTACTAAGAAAGCGTTCTCGCAACTTCTTACCGTCTGCTCTGCTTCCTTTAATGATGCTTCCAATCTTTTCATGAATGTCTCCATTAATAATTTCATTTATATACTCCTTATCATCCATGTAATGTGCTAACATACGTAGCTCTAGTCCACTTGCATCTACACCTACAAGCTTATGTCCTTCTGGTACAGTCCAACAGGCTCGACATTCTTTACCATAAGGACTATGAACAGAGGGAACTTGTGCAACATTAGGATTTCTATGTGTCATTCTTCCGGTGATAGTACCATTGGGAATAACAAAACCATGTATCCTACCATCATCCTTGACAGCTTCTACCCACGAATCAATTTGAGCTATACGCTTTTGCAGTAATAAAAAATCTGCTATAAGTTTTGCTTCATGGATATGAGTTATCTTAGATAATGTTTTCTCATCTACAATAGGTTGACCAGTAGGTGTAAATCTATCTGGCTTCCAACCAAAGTCAATAAGATATTCTCCAATCTGTTTACGAGAACCAAGATTAAACTCTTGTAAAGTCTGTCGCATAAAAGGATTGAAGTTGTTGGTATCTAAACAACGTTGATATTCTTCATCAGTCATACCACGCTTAGATAGATTACCGTCTTTCTTGATGTAGGGTGTGACCTCTTTTGTGTCTACCCACTTAGGTTTAAATGTTTCGTGTACTTCTTCTTCTATCAGTTGTTTCTTTTCTCTTAACTCTGCTAACAAACTCAGTGCTGATTGCATATCAAAATCAAACCCATCTTGTTCCTGCTGTTTCATAATCTGAGCAACACCTTGTTCAATCTCAATTGATTGAGGTGAGAAACCTTTTGATTCTTTACGAAGTTCCTGTAGTACTCTAGTGTTTAACTGTACATCCCGTACACAATAGTTTAACATATCAGTAGAGTAGTTAAGATAATCTTCAAACTCAATCTTTGGGTAGCCTAACTTGTAACCCCAAGTCTCAAGGCTGTGACCACCATCACGTGTTGGATTAAACAGTCTGGATAAAACTAAAGTATCAATGATATCTTTATCACTGAGATTAACTCCTCCAAACTTTTCTACCATTGGTATATCAAAT